CACAAGCACCTTTGAGAGAGGGCATCGGATTCAAGACAATCGAGCAGAATATGCCTTTCTTCCGCGAGTCCTATATGGTAACTGAAAAGGAAGAACAGGACTATATGACATTTATGAACAGCGTAGATTCCAATGCGGCTAATGACGTACTCACCCGCATTATGAAGAATCCCTTACAGCTTGTTCAGGGCGCTAACATTGTTCCTGAAAGAATGATTTGGCAGCTTCTTGCACCTACGGACGGTGTTCCGAAGATCACTATCGCAGTTGACGGCGACTACACAAGCAAGTCTTATGTAATCGACTATACGCCGGACAGCGGTACTGCATACAAAGCAACCAATTTCATTGATATTACTGGAACAGCTAACGATAAGTGGAGCGCACCTTCCACCTGCACACCGATCGCAGACCTTGTAGCTGCACAGGAACAGCAGACCGCTAATCACGGTCAGAGTCTTTCCACTTTCGTTATGAACCTGAAAACTTGGAAGCAGTTTGTGAACGCTGCTGATACCAAAAAGCAGGTTCTTGGCGCAATCGCATACAATGCGGGTATTATGCTGAAAGATTCCGACGTAAAAGAGTTCCTTCTTGCTAACTACGGTATCACCGTACTTGTATACAACAATGTATATGTTAGCGGTACTTCAACTCTTACCTTCATTCCTGACGGCATTGTTACCGGTATTGCACAGGGCGTAAATCGTCTTGGTGACGTATTCTACGGCACTACTCCCGAGGAAAGAAGCGGCGGCCTTACTGACGGTAGCCTGTCTATCGTTGAAACTGGCGTTGCTATCAACACTTATGTTACCAATCATCCTGTTAACACTCACTGCGTTGTTTCCGAGATTGTTCTTCCTTCTTACGAGAATATGAACAGCGTTGTTGTTATGAAGGTTGACGCATAAGAGAAAGATCGGAGGGTGGTTGTATGGTAGCACAGAACACCGTTAAGATTAACGGCGTATGGTACAAAGCGGGCGATACAATCCCCGATAACGATAAAAAGGTTGAAAAGGCGGTATCTGCACCTGTTGTAGAGCCGCCTAAACCTGTTATCGAGGAAACGCCGGAAGAAAAGAAACCCGCAAAAAGGCAGTATTCTAGGAGGAATAAGTAATGGCATACCGAGTTGTAAGCCCGTTTGCTGATAAATGCGATGATAACCACGTTTACAAGTTAGGTGATTATTATCCGAGAAGTGGTTTTAAGGCAAGCGCGGCAAGGATTGCCGAACTTTCCTCTTGTGAAAACAATCAAAACGCGCCGCTTATTGCGGAAGTGAAAACCGAAACAAAAGAGGATAAAGCCAATGACAATAGCGGAAATGCAGGAAAGCATCATAGACGATTTAACAACAGAACTTCAAAATGATACGGATTTCGACAGTAATCTGTTGGAGATCAAGGTGAAAAATGCAATCCGTGAAGTCAAGACTAGACGCAATTATCCTAGACATTACACGGACGAAATGATAGCCGATGATTTAGAGAGGTACTACACCACTATCGAGGGGCTTGCGGTACTGGACTACAATCAAGTCGGCGCACAAGGACAATCGCTTCATTCAGAGGATGATGTTCAAAGGTCTTGGTATTCAAGGGATGAATTGCTAGGCAATATTCCGGCTTTTGTTTCCGTCTTGTAGAGGAAAGAGAGGTAGCAAAATGGAAAAGGCTAAATGGCTGTTATCCGCTTTGTGTGGTCTTATTCTTTCTTTTACACAGCAGTACGGAATAATGATAATGCTTGTTGCCGTAGCAATAGTCTTTGACTTCGTTACGGGAATGATTAAAGCGACGATTAAAGAGGAAATATCAAGCGAGGTTGGCAAAAAGGGATTCTTTAAGAAGATGGCACTTTTGGTCTGCCTGTTTTTCGGATTTTTCCTCGATTTCCTGATTCCGTATATGTGCAATAGTATAGGCGTTACGCTTAAAGCAGATACGCCGTTCGGTATGATTATATGCTTCTATATAGTCTTGAACGAGAGTATAAGCATTTGCGAAAACCTATACGCTTGCAATCCTGGAATAATGCCAAAGTGGATAGTTAACATTCTTTTATCTGCGAAAGAGCAGATAGACAACAAGGACGGTGGCGAGAATGAGGACGCTTCGGAAAAATAAACAGGCTATGTATTACTCGCTTTACCGTGCTGCGGAAGAAGTCTACGAAGAAGAAGGAACGAGTACACGATACATCATAGACGAAGATACGGGTTATCCGATACCTGTTGAAATTGGAACACAGAAAGCGGTTTATTCGCCGCCAGTTTCGTTTAGCGCAAATATAACGTCAAATCTCAATCAGATGCACGTTAAAGCGTATGGTATAGATCAATCGTCTATTTACTCTGAACTGATTTGTGAAAAAGGGCAGCTTCCGCTTAAAGTAGGTTCTATTATATGGCGTGAATCGCCGATACAGTGGGATGATGAAACTCAAAGAATCCCGAAACAATCTTCGGCAGATTACACCGTAGTAGGAATACTTACAGAATACCAACACAACGATTTTTATATGTTGCAAAGGCAAACGCCGGAGGAATCGGCAAGTGGCTAAAAAGGTAATCAAAGTCAATCTGCTTTCTGTATCAAGTATCAGGAACTTAAAAGAAGAACTGATTGAATACAGAGATAGCTTAGATACGAAGTTGTGGTACTTCGTAAAAGACTTGCTAGAACAAGGTATTGCAACGGCACAGGCTGTTATAGCCGAGAACGACGATCACCAACTTTCAAAACGTATTGTTTTCGATAAGAGGATTGAAATTCACGAAGATGGATGCCGAGGCATACTAATGGCAAGCGGTGAAAAGCTATATAGCAGATGGTATCGTTCTGACGGACAAGGCGGCGTAGAAGAAGTAGGAGGCGTGTTAAATGCCTTGCTTGCCGCAGAGTTTGGTACAGCCGCTTATGCACTGCCGCCGCAAACGCGGTTCGGTGGTTATGGTGGTCAAGGTACTAATTCACAGTACGGTCATTCAAGCGAAACGCAATGGTGGATAGCAACTAGCGTAACCGATGATGGCAAATTGACGGGTTGGAAAGCAGGAACAGCTATAAGGCCGTCAAGACCTTTGCACAATGCTCTACTAAAAATGGAGCAGGAAATTGAAAACACTGCAAGGAGATACTTCTAATGGGCTATGCGTGGGTAGAAGAAAGAGAATCCGACATATACACGCTTGTCAAGGCGAGAGCAATGCGCAATCTGCAAGCACAGTTCCCAAACATTAAGTTTACTACGAACGAGGGAACAGGTGCAAACAGCACAGCATATCCTACAGTGTATATCCATTCTATAGAGGGATTGGAACGCGGTCAAGACACAGAAAATGACAATGTAAATGCGTTTCAATTCAGCTTTGAGATAGAGGTTACTTGCAGTAAAGAACAAGGTCGGGAAAGTACGAAAAGAGTTGTAGGCGAGGTTTTGGATCAGTTCAAAAGATTGCGCTTTACGGTATCAAATGCCGTATATATAAGCGGCAATTCAATAGATACTGGCATTGCCCGTTCACACAGGACAATCGGACAGACCGACAATATTCAGCACTAACAATAACAAGGAGGACAAATAAATGGCGTCAACAACCTATCTTAGCAGATTTATTTACAAATCTCACACTGCGGGTTCTTCCGGCGGTTCTTCGGACTACAATTTCGCGGGAACTTACAATCTTATGCTTCGTGCGAAGTCTATGCCCGCGCCTGTTTCCCCGCCTAACAACGTGGAATCCACAACCTACGAGGACGATGCGCAGACCTTTGAAAAAGGTATCAAGCAGTCCGATACAAAGGAAGTTACCGGAAATCTTGAAAAGGATAAGCTGTCTGCACTTGATGCACTCGGCGATACCAAACTGGATATCTTGCAGCTTTACGGCACTGACGGCGTAGGCGGCGTTGCAAAGTACGCTTATGTTGGTACTGTAACCGCTACACCTTCCGATGCTTCCGGCATTGACAGTATTCTTGAAATGACCGTTTCGATCATTCCTAATACTGCACCGAAACTTGTTACCGATGCTTATACCGTTGTTGAGAACAATGACGGCACTTTCACCGTAACGAAGGTTTCATAAGATATAGACGCTTCGGCGTTTATAGCATATATACGGGGCGGCTTTCGGGCTGCCCCACCCTATGTATAGGGTAGAAAGGGTGGTTAAAAATGAAGAAGATTAAGGTTAACGACACAGAATACAAGTTGAAATTCGGTTATCTTTCTGTTGCGTCAAGCGGCATTATTAAAGAAGTGCTTGATATGACAGAGGATTTACAGAAAGTTGACGCTGACGATGATGCGAATATCTATAAGGTGGTACAAACTGTAATGCCTCTTATCGGCAGAATTGCACTTGCCGGATTGCAGAGATACCACGATGATGAATTTGGCGTTGACTACGACGATCAGGAAGATGTTAAGGCGAAACTGAAAAAGGTATACAAGCTACTCGATGAGTATTTCGATCCCGAGGACGGAGAGCCGGACGAGAGCGCTATTGAAATGTTTTGGGATTTTGCATCTGAATTGAGAGATTCAGGTTTTTTATCGGGGAAGCCGCAGACAATAGCGGAGAAGATAGCGGAGATTCCGCAGGATCACAAGAAACCCGAAAAACAGGAGAAGAACAATTCCTAAACAAAGAAACATACCTCAAATCAGTTTTGCCTTATTATATAGCCGTTGGAATAGACAAACATACGATAGATATATCTTGTCCGAAAGAACTTGCGCCGTATGAAGAAGCGCACAGGATAAAGATAATGGAACTGGATAGCCTTAATTGGTATAGCGGTATGTATGTACTCAGCGCAGTTTCAACAGCTATCGACAGATGTTTCAATGGAAAGAAATCACAACTAGAGTATATCGAACAACCTGCACTGGCAGAAATGAATTTGTCGGAAGAAGAACGGTTTGAACGCAAGTTAAAGAAAGCACTGGCTATTGAGGAAGGTTGGGCGGCAAAAGCTGCATCACACTTACCTGACAATGTATGAGGTACGGATATGATACTTGGCGTAGATGTATCGAGTTACAACGGCATAATTGATTGGCACAAAGTCAAGAAAGCGGGCTATGATTTTGCAATTTTGAAAGTGATCCGCAAAGACGGAGAACCGGACAAAGGTTTTGAGCGTAATTGGCTTGGATGCGAGGCTTACAAGGTTGATATCAAAGGCGTATATAACTATTCATACGCTACAAACGTTGAAAAGGCTGTTAAAGACGCACAGGCAGTTATTAAAGCGCTCAATGGGCGCAAAACAATGGTGTGGCTTGATATAGAGGATAAATGCCAAACTAATCTAGGCTTTGGCCTTGTTAGTATTATCAATGCGTATCAGAAAACCATTAAAGAAGCAGGACTTGACTTCGGCGTTTACACTGGATATTCGTTCTATAATTCATATCTGAAAAAGTACAAAGGAAGATTCGATTGCCCTTTGTGGATAGCACGTTACGGCGCTAACAACGGTGTTAGAAACGTGAAATATCAGCCGGATATAGATAATATGTACGGTTGGCAATATACAAGTAAAGGCAAGGTAAACGGTATCAAGGGATATGTTGACTTGAACGTATTTTACACACCTTTAGTTGAAAAGATAGTAATAAGCAATCCTTACACAATCCCTACGCGGGTTTTGTCTGCTAAAAAGATCGCAGGAATATACACTTGTCGCGGAAACGATGTTAGATGGGTTCAATACTCACTATACAAGTCAGGCTTTTTAAGTGAAAGCGATATAGACGGCGTATACGGGAAGCGAACGGAAGATGCGGTTAAACGCTTCCAAAAGAGCAAAGGTATCACAGTAGACGGAATCGTAGGCATACAAACAAGGAGATATATGTAATAGGCATAACAAAATCGGGCGGTAGAGTTTAACAGACTTTGCCGCCTTTTCTTTGTATTGAGGTAGTGGCTATGTATGATGATGAATTAGATATATTTATAGAAGCGTCGGCAAATGGCGCGAAAAACGAACTGAATAAGCTGATTGAAGCGGCTGAAAAGACAGAAAAATCTATCAAAGGCATCGGACAAACTGCTGCCGATATGGGGAATAGTTTTAAGAACGCAATCAAAGGCGTTGACTTTGCGAACGTTAAAGGCGGCGTAAAGCAGATGGAAAGCTATATCAAGTCTACATCTAAAGACTTGGCAAAAAGCCTTATTCTGCAATTCAATATAGAGGATGATAAAGCACAGAACTCTATCAAATCTATCACAGAAACCATAACAAGATTAAGTGTAGAAGCGGCAAAGGCAAAGAAAATCGGCGGGGATAGTATGCAATTTTCTAACCAGGTTAACGACCTTGAAGGGGAGTTGGCGAAGATTGTTGCCGCTGCACACAATGTCAGAGAAGAAGTAAAGACGGAAGTAAACGGCATTTATAAGGAACTTCTTACAGCCGGAAAGATTAAGATATCAGACCTTGCATTAAAGGAGATAGATTGGAAAAGTCTTGACGGGCTTCTTAAACAGCATCTTAGCACGATAGAAGGTTCGTCTATCAAAGACTTCGTAGAAGAAACGTCTGAAAGACTTGGCAATATATGGGAAGGTATCAAAGCACCTGACGGCGGCACTTTTAACTTTGAAAATGATATAGATCAGGTTCATATACTTATTGAACTGTTGGCACAGTATAGGCGCGAAGTAGAGAAGTCGCCTTTACTTGACAGAACTGCTGTAAGTGATAGCGCTTGGGAAGAAGTAGCGCTTAAAATGGACGAGGTATTCAATACCGCAAGCAAGTCTTTTCTTTCTGCAAGCGAGAAGATGGACTTATTCAAAGAGCGTGTTGCTTCTGCTAAAAAACAGATGGACGGCTTGGGTTCTGATTATGCGTATAGTTCAAACAAGTTTTTCTCTGTTGACGAGATTGAAAAAGAGATTGACAGATTACAAGGAAAACTCTATAACCTTAGAACCAATGCGCAACTTAAAGGCATAGGAAGTCAGGCGTTCGATGATGCCGCAAAACAGGCGGCGCTTTGTGAAAATCAGATTGAATCTCTTAGGCAGAAACTTAGTTCACTGTCAACCGAAAGACCTGAAATCAATTTCCACTACTTAGAGGAAGGAACAAGAAGCCTGACAAAGTTAGTGCAAGACGCACTGACACAATTAAGCAAGCTTTATAACAACGATGAAGGTATGGCATCGCGTCCATACTATCTTGGAATACTCATTGACAGTTTCAAAGAATTAAAAGCGGAAATCGCGGCTAGGTCGGAAGAATACAAAGCGGCGTTCGGTGAAGATACTTCTCTTATGGACGCGCTAGATAAGGCTATTGACGATGCAAAAAGTAAAATGATCGAATTTGCAAAGGCCGCAATGACAGCACAAACGGCAGTAGCAAATGTAAAGAACAGTGCGACTAATACGGACGCACCTATTGAAAACGCAGAACAGAAACTTATCGGCTTCTCTGAAATCTTCAAAATGATTAAGGCCGAACTGCAAAGAGGCTTTCCGCTTGGCGCGTTTGAGAAAATCGGTCTTTCCGTTCCGAAACAGGAGTTTCTCGATTTACAGAAGAATATCGCAGATACGGAAGCTAGGCTTGACGTTTTGAAACAGCGCCTTGCAGAGAATAAAGCCACGGCGCACGGTAACTTTGAGGAACAAGAACGTTTCCGCAGACTTAAATACGAGATTGCGGAAGCAGAATCGGCACTCGAAGATTATCAAATGATGCTTAGTAGTATGGGAAACCGTACTCACAATATAAACTGGGATGGTATGGCAAAGAGCGCCAGTGAAGCATTTGGAATTATCAAAAATGCGGCGCGTACCGTTCTTAATGCAATCAGCAAGATAGGCAACGCTGTTACATCCAAAATATCAAACGGATTTAAGAATATGGCTAAACACGCTTCGCAGTTTGATTTGACTAGCAAAGGTTTAGCTAAATCTCTTTTGAGAGTATCTAATATGCTTAAACTTATGGTAACGCGTATGGCACTTCGCGGCGTTATCAATGAAGCAAAAGCCGGATTCAAGGATTTAATGGCATTTTCGGATAAAACAGCAGAAAGCTACAATAAAATCCGCAATGCTATCAGATACCTTGCTGACAGTTTAGCGGCGTTAACAGCGCCACTTCTCAATGCAAGTTCTTCATTCAGCGGTCTAGGAAACATTATTGATATGATCGCTGACAAAGTAGTAGACCTTGTAAACAAAATCAATCAACTTACTTCTGCGTTACTTGGTCATAGCACTTGGATCAAAGCTACAAAACAGGCTTATGATTATGCGGGCGCAGCTACGTCGGCAGGAAAGGCCGCAAGCAAGGCGTTGCAAGGATTTGACGAACTGAACAACCTGTCGTCTAAAAGCGGTGGTAGCAGTGGAAGTCAACCGTCTTTTGGCGGCGCACAATACGAAGAATTGCCGATAGACCAAAAATGGACGGATATAGCAGATTGGCTGAAAGAACAGTGGGAAAAGGGCGACTTCACTGAACTTGGCAAGGTATTAGGTGAAAAACTGAAAGATGTTTTGGATAACAAGATTCCGTGGGATGAAATAAAGGCGGCTTGTTATAGAGTCGGAACGTCTATAGGAACGTTTATCAATGGTTTCGTTGAAGTTCCTGGCTTGGCTCAATCAATCGGACGAACGGTTGGAGAAGCTATCAATTCGGGTATAGAACTTATAAGAGGTTTTGTTGATGTAACGCATTTTGACAGTATTGGCACTTTTATAGGAGAATCTATAGTCGAGGCTATAACAACGATAAATTGGGAAGCGTTAAAGGGCACTGCGGGCGATTTAGGAACGAAACTTGCACAAGGCGTAAACGCGCTTCTTGATACTGGCGTTCTTGAAGCAATAGGTAAGGCTGTAGGTGAACTTCTCACAACAGGCATAAACCTTTGGTATAACTTCGTTACGGAGTTTGATTTTTCACTTCTTGGCGAGAAAATCCGCGATGGAATAAACACTTTCCTCGATACAATGTCCGAAAAAGACCTCGAAGGTCTTAGCGGATGGGAGAAACTAGGCGGCGCAATAAGCAATAGTATTACCGGATTCCTAAAAACAGCAAATATCGTTCTTGGTGATGAAGAAACAAGGAATAAAATCACACAGGCGATAGCAGACTTTATCGACAGCATTTCTTGGAGCGATATAAAAGACGGTATCAAGGAACTTGGTAACAATATCATAAAAGCTGTTGAAGCGGTAATAAAAGGCATCTTTACAAGCGAAACATTCAAGACGGATGGTTTGGCAACGATTATAGATGCGGCAGGTTTAGCAATTACTCTTATAGGTGGTGTTGCGTTCGCTAACACTGTTAAAACGGCGCTTCTCGGTGCTTTAGGCGGTACAGTAACCTTGCAAGCTGCTATTGTAATAGCTGTTGGCGCTATTTCGTGGAAGATAGGCAATACTATTTATAATAAATTGGATCAAAAAACGTTCGATATGACTATCGGACAGCAGATATCGTATATTGCAAATACCGATCTTGGCGAGGCCATATATGCGATAAAGCTAATGATTTATGATCCC